GCATCAGCTGAGTATGTGCCTTCATCTGGCAGCAACACGCTTTCCTGGGGCGTTGTCGGCGCTTTTGGCAAATCCGGATTTTCTATCGGCACCTGACGCATTTTTTTGATGACGCTTAACATAGCAGCTGTACCGCCCCCTGCTAACTGCGTAGAAAGCGCTGGGTCTTGTGCAAACTCTGTCGGCTCACCTTGTGCGGCTAGTGCAGAACGCTGTGCATTTTCTTCTGCTATATCTTGCGGATTTGTAGCCATTTCGCCTCGCATAAAAAAAGGACGCCAAGGCGTCCTTCGTAAACATTAGTGATGTGGTGTGACCGATTACTTGTCGGTCATACTATTGTTGTTGTCTTCTTTTGGCTTCGTTGATGAGGTCGCCAAAGAGTTTTTCAAGTTGCGCCCCGTTAGAATCGAGTAGTCCTGGGACGGCGTTTTCTGTGGACGCATCTTGTCCTGACTGTCCACTAAAGTAACCTTTGTAACCCTTGCCATCTTTATCTACCTTCCAATCATTGCCTAGAATGGTCAAATCTGACTCCATAATATCAACTTGTGCATAAATGTCTACTTGCTCAAGAACTTGCTCTAATTCGTTGTTTGCAAAGTCTTGAACATACTGCACAAGATCTGATTGTTTTACTTTTTCACCAGCTTTTCTTGCTTCTTTAGCAGCTGACGCAATCGTGTCTTTTGTAACGATAACTCTTATCCCTGGCTTGCCATCGATGACAACCGGCTGATAACCACGGATTAGGCCGCGCGGCTCTGCTTCAATTAAAGCTTCAAATAGGGTTCGTAACTTATTGCTATCCCTTAATGTTTCGGAACCGTCTTCTAAAATGTCGATAGAAAAGTTCTGTGGATTTTTGGTTATAGGTTTAGGCGCGTTCACCCAAACCTCTGTTTGCTGTAAGTAGAAACCTAGACGCGCGCCAGCTTCAATGGCTGCTTGCTTAGATGCAATAGCTTGCTGCACTGTTGATGGGTTCTGGAACAATTCCCAGCCACCGGTGCCATGCACGTTGGATCCCAGCGTTATGCCCATATCGTTATTAACAAGCTCAATAGCTTTTGATGTGACCTGGTCATTAATGGCGCGCTGATCTTCTACCGACAACGCTTTATAATCTTCGCCAAATTTATCTGCCAGTGGCGATCCCTCGCCTGGATCTACTTCCATAGAAATGCGGCGTGTGTTTACTGAGAATGCATCGACAATGTCACCGCCGGTGTTTGACCCGCCGTACATGTTAGATAGCTGCATCCATCCAATCGCCTGGATTTCTGCCGGTTCCCAATCTGATCGACCCATCCAGTTTTGCTGGTTTAGATGATCTGTCAGCTGATGGCCAAACATCGCTCTGTTTTCGTACATTGGCCCTTTGATGCCACCGCCGCCAACATCCACAATTAAGTTATCCGGAACATCGTAGCCTAGACGGGTTAGGTGGTTGATGTAGATCTGATCGACCAGGCCGGTGTCACGCGCTGTGTGAATATCCACAACAAATGGTGACCCACCCTCTGGATTGTTGCCCATAATAGCGCGCACGTTCTTGCCATAGCCAGCATCAAGAAAGTCAGCAATTTTTTGTCCGGCACCAGCCGTAATTTCTGATTGCGTCAAAATATCGATGACCAGGCGATTAGCAGATGGCAGACCTTTACCGACGATTTCATCTTTTGGCACACCGCGCTTTACCTGTTCATAGATGTAAAGAACGTCATTTAGCGTTTGGCTGGGGCTAGAGTTTTGCTGCCCCGCAAACCAGGCATCAGTTAACCTTGCGATTTCTTCCGGATCTCCGTCAGCTTGCTTCTGGAATTCACCAAATACGATTTTGTACCAAGACGCAGCCTTGTTGATTTCTTCCGGTGACATCGATGCCTCGATGCGTTGCTGCCAATCTTCTGGTTCAATGTTGCCTACGACCACATCTGGCAGATCTGACCCTTCTGGCGCTTTGATAACTGTGCGCGGGTTTTTAGGCGCACCAGGATAGGCTACGCCCTCTTCTCTCATTTTAGCAATGCGCTGGCTATGCAGACGCAAGTTTTCGTCACCCTTGTCTTGTGCAATTGGCAATCCACCTTCGGCGCGCACATCAGATTGTGTTTTAGCAACCATGCGACCCAGGGCTGATAGTATGCGATCTGATATTGGCCCAACTGGATTAGAATAAAGCGTAGCCCCTTCAGCTGCTATGCGCTCGTCTGCTTCAGCGCCCAGGCTTTCTAATTTATTTTGGACAACCCCAAGCAAACTCTGTTTGCCCTCTTTAATAGTTTCATCCAAAACCTCTGGCGGCACATCACCGTCTTTAATAGCGCGGAAAGTTTTGCCAATTGTTAAGAGCGTCCCTTCTAACAACACACCTATTGGGCCACCTTCTAATGCAGTTTTAAAACGACCTACATAATCCGGATCATTTGGATCAGTCTTTAGGAAATTTGTAACTTGGTTTTCAGGAACGCCCATTTCTAACAGCAAATCTGTTATACGACCTTCATCGCCACTAAACGCTAAAAAATCGGCAGCGGCACCCTGCGTAAAGCCAGCCGTCATCCCAGAGCCAACTCTAAACAGTTTGCCAATACCAGCAAAGGCACCCAAGAATTGCGCCATTCCACCAGACATCGTTGCACCAATTCCGGCATCGGGGTTAGCTTCTACTAATTGTTCAAAGTCAAAAGCATATGGCATGATGCCAGCTGCCATATCGGCATCTAGTTGTTCTTTTTCTTCACGCGAAAGAATTTTAATTGCTGGGTCGAACTCACCAGTTTTTGGATTTACCAATTGCAAAACCAAAGGATCATAGATACCAAAATTATCTTTCAAGAATTCAGCCGGTTTTGTCAGACCGCCACGAACAAGACCCTTTGTCACCTCTGTTATAACATCATCGCCCCAAGGCTCTACAACAGGAAGCGACATTGCGTTTGGCGGCATAGCAACATCTGATCCACTACGCCGGAACATGATTGTCTCTGCTTCGGACAATGGCTCTGACCGTCCAGATTTTACCTGGCCTTGTGGCACGACACCGGCTGCTTGCACCTCATCTTCCGCATACCCAGCTGCAGTGAAATCATCCATGTTGAACGGCTGGTTCATGTTTTGCAGATCTGTCGCGTAGCGAATTATGTCTTGCTTGCGATCTCTTTCTTGCTCCGCAATTTTAACATAGCCGCCGCTAGACAATGGAAGTAATACATCATTTTTGCCCGTCAACCCATTGTAAACAGTCTTTTTTAGCTGACTGTTGTTATTAAGAGGTGGTGGATTTTCCATAAGCAAAGCAGCTTCCTCATACTTATCCATCTCTTCATCGGTGTTGGTTACAATAGACGTACTCATTCAAACGCCCCTGTTCTTATAAATTCTTTCAATCGACGTTTTACCCGACTGTAATTCTGCATCTGTACTTCTGTGCGAGTACCACTTTCAAAGAACTCATCAAGTTCTGCCAGCATGTTTGCTGTTTGAGAAAACACAAACCCAAGATCTTGCATGGCCTGAGCCGCGCGATCAGTGTCCACATAGTCTTCAAAAGATGAGCGCACATTGTCGTGCCAAATATCTTTTGTTTCTTCCATCGCCGCTTTCAGCGCTTCGTTCAGTTTTGTTTTCGTGAGCGGCTCCGCACCTGGCAGCTGCGATTCTAAAAACAACTCCTCAATAGCGTTGGCGACATTGAAATACGCAGCCCGACTTACTTTTGCAAATTCACTGTCATCAGTGGATAGCGCATCATATTGATATTCTGTTTTTGCAACTTTTAGCGCCTGATCTTTGAACGCTTTAAGTGCTGTGAAATTCTTATCTTCTTGCCCAGACTTAGTTCGCTCTGCCGCTTTTTGATCTGCAAGCAAACCATCAGCGAAACCTTTGTAGTCTGCGTAACTGAGGTTGTATATTTCATCCTCAAGATACTCAAACGTCAACGTACCAGCTTCACGCCTTTTTAAAATACGATCTAAGATTACTGGGTTTGATACTTCAGCAAACGGTGATGTTTTCTTTTGTTTGTCTCTGTCCAAAATACCTTGGAACGTGGCATCGACCTCGTTAACGCGATACAGAAAATCGACAATATCTTTTTTAACCTGTGCGCTTGTAAGAACACCGCCATTCTCAATAATTTTGCGGTGTGCTGTAGAAAGCGCCGTCATCTCGACCTCTGACAGATCTTCTGCACTGAGCGTACTAGACTCAATATTTGCAAAATACTGATAGCGATTTTTGAGGCTTTCGATCACAAAGGTTTGTGCCTCTTCTGCTTTTTTCTCTTCAGCTTCGATCACACGCGAAAACGCGCTTGCTGATGTTACAGCGTCTTGCAAAATCTTGATTGCATCGTCCTGTTCCATATTGCGCAGAACGGTCAATGCATACGCGCCACCGGCATCCAGCTGCGCCATCTCAGCTGGTTTTATTTCTTTGCCATGATCTAGGTCGTGCATTTGCTCTAGTGCAACCAACAGATCTATAGCGCGGCTTGGCGTTCTGCCAACATAGATATCCACAACATTTGCACCGACATCTTTAATCACGGTGTTAAATGTTTTTGAAACAGCCGCCGGATCAAAACGATTATCTTTTACTGGATTTTTGTGCGCGTTTGCCAACTTCGACATCTCAGTAATAAAATCATCGATGGTGCGATCTGGATGCGACAGATATGCGACGATACCCTCTGTGCGCGCTTTTAGTGCGGCCACCTCTGCAGCTGCAATTTTCTTGTCGATGCTGCCGCGTAAGGTAAAGCGAGACTGAATTTCATTGGCTTCGAATTCAAAGCCAAGTTTCTTGCGCAAAGATTTGGACTCAACCGATGCAATCACATCGTTTTTGATCGCGTTCATGCGCTGGCCCCATTTGTTTTTGCCATCAAGAATGTTGCCAAAATCTTTGTCTTTTTCAAAATCATACACCGCCTGGCGCATTTCCTCTTCGATACGCAACGCAGCTTCGTTGTACTGCGTTTCGTTAATCATCTTAATGCGCTGTGCAGTAAATGCGCTTGCTGACTCTGTTAACGCTGTAGCCACCTCGCCCTTCGCTAGTTCAGCTTTGATGTACGGGGTTGGATCCATACGCACAGAAAAGCGGCGACCAGGCGCTTCGTTAGTTGCTTGCGCCCTTGCTGTATAAATTGGAATTTTCATGCTATCAGCCGTTGTTTATGCGAAATTGCTTAGACCAGCGCTAAACGATTTAATCAGGCTTGTTGTGCCTGACGCTCTAAGACCAGCGGCATTTGCCTGACCAGCCATTTTTGTAAGTTCTGCCTGTAATTTTGTTTCTTCGATTGCATCGTTAATCTGCATGTTTGTTATTGTATTATTGAACGTAGCAACCTTTTGCGAGTGATCAAACTCGCGCGCATTGTCGAGCATGACCTTAATTGGTGTGCCGTGGCTCATGTCGATCCCTGCGTATCCATACCCAGCGCGTGTTTTACCCTGGACATCTCGCTCAAAGAACCGCGCATTTCTTACAGCGTCTAATTCGTAATTGGCATTGATAATCTCGCGTTGCTTTTCGAGAATATCGACATCACGCATGATGATGTCAGCGTTAAAGTTCGCGGCCTCTTGCGCTTTAGCTGCAGCGGCATTAGCAGATTGTTTCGACGAAATGCCACCGGCAAAATCAAATAAAGTTTTAATTTTTAGCAAGGTAGTAAGTGACATTTTTGTTTCCTAAATATCAAACGTGTTCATGCGTGGATAGAACGCCAGAACGGTCATCGGCAAAGCCTGGCTTTGCTGCACATAGATCCGGTCATCTTCATCAAACCCGCCTTGGAATTCGATTTCTTTATCACCGGTGAATAGCGGGATCGCTTGATCCATTGCCATCGAACTGTCGCGAAACGGGATCCGATCTAGTTCAGTTGCACTATTGCCGACCTCGATGCCGACTGTTTCAAACAGGCGCAGCGTGATTGCATGAATGCGTTTTGGTTTGCCTTGTGACGTACCATCCACAGATCCCGACTCTACACGCAGTGTTTGCAATGCGCTTGTGTAGCCATAGCCTACAGCTGCCGTAGTTGCTGCAAAGTCCAGGCTAATGCCGCCATTGCTGACCGCTTTGTCTGGGTGGCTGGCACCGTTTGCCAGGACGTTGAGTGTTTCACCCGCCAGGTGATATAGACCGGACAGAGAGCTTGTAGATCCACCAGAGTATGACAGGCCGCTATCGACAAAGTGTGCAGTCGTTGTGACCCCACCAAAATCAAACGGTTTCATCTTTTCGATGTAGCGTTTTGTCTGGCTGTTGATTGTACGCTTTACAATCATGTACAGCTTGTCTTCGCCGGTATCTGTCGGCAGTGTTGCGATGCTTTCTACCACAGCCTGGCCCCCGTCAAACGATCCACCGATAACGTGTTTGTGCCAGGCCACAACATCTTCTTCTCGCCGGTATGTCATGCCAAGCAGTGTGCCATCTGTGCGTGTGGCCCAAACAACGGAGTCTGGCTCCTGTTGGTACGCAAACTGCGTTAGACCACCCTCAGTGATGTGTTCTGCCAGGATCGTCATTTCCGGTGCTTGGTAAGCCGCTGTGTTGACCTCACCGACATATTTAAACTCACGCACCTTGCGCTTGCCCCGCTGCACAAACAGCGTCACATCGGCGACCTGGACAGGCTCGATACCGGCTGATCCATAGTTGCTGTACTTGCGTATAAGAGTTGTAGTCGGTGTCACCGGCCCATCATTTGATGCAGTGACCACATATTCACCGCCAGACGTTCCTACCGTTAGCACGCGCGTTGCAGAGAGATACCGGATTGCGTTTACCTGGTTGGCCGCAATTGTGTAGACCAGCGCATCATCATCCGCTGTACCCGTTGTGAAATTCGTATAGTCGCCGTTTTTGCTAAACCACAATGTCTGGGGGTTATTGTTAGTGTTTCCAAAAACAAGGCGTTGCTCAAAGAACGACACAACGCTGGGATAGTTATCGGTCGCATTGTTGATGTTAGGGCTTGGCGTTCCTACTACAGTGAACGTGTTAAAGGCCCAGGAATTGTGACCCGTGCGTGTTAGCTGCCGAATTGGATAGCTTGGATGCACGATGTACATAACATCAGCTGATTGCGCGAAACGCAGATCAAAGATATCCGCTGCCGCGTATGGTGTTGTTTCCTCATAGATCTTTGTTGCTGACCCACCGGATGTGTAGGCTGTGAACCCAGTGCCATCGATGTTTTCAGCAAATAGGTTTTGTAGTTCAAATGTATTCGATGTGACATTAGCAACTAGATAATTACGGTTGTTGACCTCAGTCATGCCGCCAAGGCTATCGACGTAAACCTCGTCACCATTGCTAAGCCCGTGTGACGTTGACGTTATCACAACCGGATTTGCCTGGGTGGCACCCGTAATTGTTTTAGACGAACTCTCTAAGACCGACAGATCATCGCGATACACGCGCATGACCTGGTCACCAAACTCAAGAATGTATGTGTCGCTTGTTTTAAACTGAAACGGGATCAGTCTTGTTTTGACAGAGCTATCCTTGACCTCGCCTAAGTATTCAGTGCCTGGACGGCGCGTAACGCCGCCATGCGGCATCACAACCATATTGGTTAAATTCGACAGCCCGTTGCGGTATTTCTCTAGATTTGTGCGCCCTTCCAGCCGTGGGCTGATTTCCCCAGCAACGAAAGAGCTAAAACTAGGTGCAGATCTTGCCATTTAAAATCTACTCTCGATAAAGTCAGAAGCTTCCAGGCGCGTTGTTGCGCCCTCTGTTGCATCAGTGTGGCGCGCATTGCGCATAATCTGTTCGTATTTTGAGTATGTGATTTGCACCATGCTGGTGGATCCGGTCACCGCGTAGCAGATCTCAGACGCAAGATATGCTGCCAGGGTTTCAATTAGACCGGCATCATACTCATTTGGATCAGTAATGCGCGCGATATATTTGATTTTTGCTGTACCTTCATCGGTCAGCAATTTGCGTCCCTCAATGACAAATGATGGCCCACCGGAATTGGTCATCATGTTGTCTTGTGGATAACTCATTGAGCCGTTGGAAAACTCTAGCACACGCAAGCAATACGGTTCTGTCGGTAACGGATATTGATAATCATATCCAAATGCCGGTGTTTCCGTATCTTGTGCGAGTTCTGCACGGCGAATAAGCGAATTCCAGATATGCTCCCTAAACACGAAATCACGCGCACTCTCGTATCTTTGATTTACGATACGGGCGGTTTTCGAGTTTTCATCAAGTGCGGAGATTGTAGACGCACCCAGCATGTTGAGAGCGTAATTACAAATATCAACTGTTGATGTCATTGATGTTCTCCATACAAAAAAGAAGGGGCGCTTGCGCGCCCCAACTTATTTAATCGACCACATACTTGATCGTTACCTCAATGGTGCCAGTGCCAGCTGCACCGCCCATTGTCACAGTGACCGTCACACCATCCTGGTCAGCATCTAGTTCTGAGCCGGAGCCTAGAGCTAGTGTCGCAAGGATATCAACTTTTTGTGCTGATGTTGATGCAGCGGCTGCTTTGTACGCGGCAGCGGCAGCTGAAACAGCTGTGCCATCTGCGTTGTTGTATGCAGCGTGACCGACAGACAATGTTGTTGAGCCACCTAGAGCGTCATGCGCTAGGGAGCCTTCCAACAAACGTGCGCCGTTTGGTAGTACAAACATCTCGATGACATCGCCAGATGCCAATGCAGATGCTTCGTATGTGCCATGAGCCACGCGGATACGACCGCCCAGTTCATTAGCTTGATTCATCACCACTGGTGTGGCGCGTGAATTTGTTCGCTGTGCGGAATAAACAGTAGCCATATTTCAGTCTCCTTATTCTGTACACGCGATTTCAACGACTTTTTTCTCTTCCATCCGTGTCGCACCGATGGTCTGAGCATAGTAGACCTGGGTCGCATATGATTTGTCAGGACGCTCATCAATACGCGCAACTGGCTCTTTGCCAACCGCTAGTTTAATGCCGTCTGATGCAAATGCGATGACCTGGCGGTCACTATTGCTGTCTGTCGTTAATCGTGTGGACGTAATGAAAGTGAACCCAACAAACTGATTGATCTCGCCTTGGACGAGAGCTTTCACTGTGTTGAAGTCGGTTGATGTGATTGTTGTGTTGTTCAACAAATCTTCAATTTGATCTGCACCACAAACGATGTAACGAGGGATCGATGGATCCACATCATTTTTGTCCAAGATCTTTTTGGCTTGCAACAATTTAGCTAGTGTCAAACCAGAGCTTCCGTGCGCAATTTTTTGCGTTGACGGTAGCGCTGTGCTTGTAGAGCCGTCCTTGCCAGTTTTTGCAGTACCAAGAGCGGCAGAGATGATAACATCATCCATTGAACGCCCCATAGCAGCTGCAGCCGCTTTGCCATATGAAGATGTTGGATCAATCAACATCCGGATTTTGTCCTGGTCATCGATTAATGAGGAGTACTCATAATCAGCCATAGTGACCATTCTGCGTTCATGCGGTGTTTCAACAAGAGGCGTGTCTGCATTTCTGCTTGTGCGCACTACTGCTGCCGCTGAACCAACTTGCTCAAAGAAAGCCTTTTCACCAGTTACGGTTTCCACATCAACTGCTGAGCGCAGTTTAGTACCCATTTGCTGTGAAAGCATTTGGACGTTTGCAGAAAACTGATTAACAAAGGCCGTAGTAATGATACCCATTTCAGAGTTCCTTCTACAGTTTAGGTTTTCAGATTACTGCGCGTGGTTATCCCTAACGGGGCCATACTTACTGCTACGGGCAGTCACTCCACTTGCCACACAAGTTTGGCGCGTGGGCCTTACGGTTATCCACTATAAGCCTGTTGAAAGAGTTTTTCGACCTCTTTCACAGTCCAATCATGCTCTGGATGAAATTTCTCAGTGTAAGCTGGTGTGGCCATTAATTCACTATACTTACGCTTTGCCTCATCCGGAGTCATAACTAACTCTTTGGTTTCACCCACAAGAGTATCCTCGCCGATGTCTTGCGCGATCTGCGCAAACATCTTTATTATTTCTGGAACGTCACCCAGCTGGCGACCATCTTCCAAAACAATGTCTTCTAACATATCAGCAAAACCATAACGCTCTGCCGCGTTGTTTGCCATTGCAACACGTTGCACTGCCGCTTGGCCCCACTCGCGTGTCAGATCGTCTTTGGTTTGCTGCTTTAGTTGCTCAATGGCACCTTGACGTTCTTGCGCGCCATATTCTGATGCCTGGTTAAGAAAATCAGCCATGTGTTGCGCTTGGCGCTGACTAAGGCCAGCCGCGTGTGCTGCTTCTTTGTATTGGTTCCAGGCTGCATCATCTGGATCCGGCCCAGCTATTTGATATTCTTTTGCAGACGCTGGTCTGCCGATGTCAGTGTAGAACTGGTTATATTGATCATCCGACCAGTTTTCTTGTGGTCGCGCAATCTTATCCGCGCCTATCATACTGTTCAAATGTATGTGTGACTGCGCCAAGCTATTGATGTCTGTGTGCTTGGTTAGATTTGGGTTGCTGCGATATTTCTCGTCAACGCTATCCAAAAAGCTCGATGTGGCTACCGCTTCGGCTGCTCCCCCTTCGCCGCCAGCGTCTACTGCTACGTCTTCACTCATTGTGGTTCCTTCCCTTCGGCCAGCATTCGGACAATACTCAGCACAGCTGATCGCTGACCTTCGTTAAATGCAGATTGATATGGGTTGTCCGAAAATGTCGTTGTCTCAAAAGCGAACCGTTTTTTGAGATCTTCTAAGACCACTTGACCATCGTCGGTGTTAAATGTCCGGCGATAGTTCAGTTTTAATTCTTCTAGTTGCTTCATTGTGTTTGACCAACCGCTTTAACCATCGGCGCGAGGTTTTGCGCCATTTCTGATTGCATCATTGCATCAGCCTGTTGTTGCATTGCGGCTTGTTGTTCTTGTTGTTGTCTGCGCATCTGTGCGACCTCTTCATCGCTTCTAATGACGCGCGCTGGGATGCCAGTGACCTCGACCAGGTATTGCACCAATCTATCGCTATCCAGGTAATCCATGACCGGTGCGATCTCTGCGACTTGCATCATGACCTCAAATCCGCGTAGCATTGCTTGCAGATCTGTAAGGCGCTGCGCCTTGGCCAGTGGGCTGACATACTCGATGTCAATGTCTTGGCCTTGTAACTGCTCAGGGGCGGCAGGGAGGAGGCCTTCCCTGAGCAACAACGCGAATGATCGAGATATCAGAGGTTGTAGAAGCTCAGATTGCAATCTGCCCAATACTGGCCCAAGGAGTCTCATCTTCTCTTCATTGCGTTGCAACACTTCTGTCGCAGTCATTGTTGGCCCGTTGGACATCAATAACTGATCGACATAAAACGCCTGACGGATAGCGTTCCGTCTTTCTTGCTCCATTGCCAGCCCTAGTGGATTGTTTGCACCGATGTTGAGCGGCTCCAAACGATCACGGGTTCCGGATCTATAGAAATTCAATGCACCAGGTGTGGTGCGGATCGGCATCATAAAGCTATCGTCCGGCACCATCAGTGGTGGATCGATTTGCTTTTGCGCTGCACGAATTGTCACCTCTGACATTTTGTTCAGCATTTTTACGTCCGGCAGTGCCGTCATTGCCGGTGATCGCCCATATGTGCTTACACTGTCTTTGACAAAACGCGGAACCATGAACGGGAATTCATCAAATCCGCTTTCACTCAGCATATGCTTTGAATCGGCGTGATAGTAAACCGATGCAACTGCTTTAAGTTTACCGATTTTGCCTTTGGTTTCGCCGCGTGGATAGACCGCATGGATGACCTTGTGTTCTTTGTACGGGTCATTTTCCAGGTCACTTAGGCAATCCCTGGGCAAGTTGTCTTTGCCAAAGCGCTGTTCCATTGCGCGCGCGGTCATATCAAACTTACGATAGACCGTATCAACAGCTCCTTTGGCATCTTCGCTTATGCAGATCTCAGCAATGTGGCGTGACGCAAAGCGTAAACCCTGGTTATCTGCATCCACATAAAACGCAGCTGTGCCAAACACGACTAGGTCATAATACAGTTCATGGATCTCTTGCTGAAAATTTGACCGGTTAAAGTGCTGGTACATTTGTGCCAGGCAAATCTCTAGCCATTCATTGGCCGCATCATCGTTTTGCAATGCCGGATCCCGATACCGCAAGCTAAACCAAGGTGTGGACGGGCTGGTGAGCATACCATGCAGGGATGATGACAATAGCTCCACAGAGTGAATTGCAGTGCCGTCAAAGATCAATTCTGTGCGCTTATCACCTTGTGTGCGCTTTTTCGTGATGTCAGCTTTGCGCGGCAGCATATAGTCGGCAAGCTCTTGCCAATGCTTTTCCCAATTTGACCGTTGCGTCTGGAGCGTTTGGTAACGGCGATCCAGCGCTGCTATCGTGGGTGATATCTGCATTACATGTTTCCTAGCGTACCCATAAGGGACGTTTTCTTTTTCTTTAATCCAGGCGCTAAACCATCGAGCGATTTCCCTTGTGTGCGGCCAGCCATCTTTTGATTAAGGCTCTCCAGCGGATCCACAGTGTTTGTGCCTTTGCGCTTTGCCGGTTGTGCAGACATAGCGCCCATTTTCCCAGCTTGGTTTTTGTATGCCATCAATTGATTAATCCCCCGCCCATGAGTGATCGACGGCGGCGTAGGTTTGGATCGTCTTCATCGCTGAGCAATCCTTGTGATGTTGTCAGAATGTTGCCACGGCGACCTTTCTTTGCCGTTTCAGCAACAGCCGCTTCTGCAGGGCCATCCGCTTGCGCTATAATTTGCTCAGCTTCAGCAACACCAGCCGCTGCCGTACCGGTGCCACCAGCTGTGATGTCATCCGATGTTCCGCTACTTGTTGTGTCTAGCGTCGATGTGTTTGTCGCGGATGTGCCGACACCATCATCATCTCCCCCATCGTCACCACCGTCATCTGTTTCCGTGGTCGTGGTTGTCGCTGATGAACTATTATCGTTGTCGTCGTTGCCACCTGGGGGCGGCGTGTTCGCTGCTTGCGTTGCTTTAGTGCGCGCCTGGAAATCTTGGATAGCGCTCGGACTATACCCTTGCTCTTTTAATGCTTCCGCTTGTTTTTCATAACTCATACCAAAAGTTGATAAACCCATCGAAAGATCATCAGTGAAGCTGCCAGAATAATTTTTATAGCCCTCATTGCTATCATCAAAATTATCTTTTGATGCGCTAGTTCTGTTAGATTTATTATTCGCGGCAGACCCACCGCCACCCCAATTCTTTGGGTTAAATGCCGAATCCTTCCAGCCGGTGTGTAAAATCATGATCTATCTCCTATGCGGCAAACGGATTGTAATCATTCATCGCTTGCCGTTGCGGTGGCCGCTCACCAAATCCACGACCCTGCCGTAACCCAACCGCCAGATATCTAAACCCGTCTGCAGCGTGGCTACTCCAATCGTGAACAGGCGTGTTCCTAAATGAACGCAGCCTCTCGTTATACGCTCGATGATACTGACGCAGCGCTTCCAAACCTGGCTTGCACAGATCCGCATCAAACCAACAACGTGGCAATAACATTTTCGCAGCATGGATCCCGTCCTCTAATGGCAATTTCGGAACAACTCGAAAATTTATCCCCAGGTCATAAGCCGTTTCTCGTCGGCTCTTGCCTGTACTCAACTCTCTCACCTCAATGTCATGAGGCGCATTATGCTCCCCATAAACGTAGTCTTTACCTTGCAGAACCTTCACATAGTGAGGCAAACCCTCACCCCTGTTCTCGTAATAATCGATCACATGCACTGACCGCCCAACTTGCTGGACGAACCAGATCACCGTGGAATCGTTCATTCCCAGATCCCAAAAAGTATCCACCCTTACAGATGGATCATACGGAACTGAAGAGATGCGCCCCTTCTCATGGAGGTCTTGCAACTCATGTCCGTAAACAGCACCAGGGACATTCGCCACCCAGCTACATTCATATTCTTGCGCATACTGATCTGCCGACATCATCGCCTGGGCAGCATCCAGTTCCTCTGCGTCCAATATCCCCGTTTCACTCGCCTTGAATAAAGCCGTATGCCAATCAGCCTGTTTCTCAGCTGCATCATACAACTCGAAAAACGCATTGTGTCCACGCGGTGTCCCGATAAATAACGCCCACCCCTTCCTATCGCTCAACGCCGGCCTAATCACTTCCGGAAACAAACTCTCCGGCATGTCAGCCATCTCATCCAAGCAAACTCCATCGATGTAGATGCCTCTTAAACTATCCGGATTTTCTGATCCGAGAAGCTGTATCCTAGCGCCATTGGGCAAGTCACACCGCAATTCAGTCTCATGAAACCGCACCATAGGGATCGCACCAGCAAACTGCTTCAGATAATCCCATGCCACTGCCTTCGCCTGGCGGTATGTAGGGGCGATATAAGCGTACCTGGGATTAGGTTTCGTGCAGAGTATCGCATCCCTAAGCAAATGGTTTATGGCCATCACAGTCTTACCAAATCGTCTGTGACACACCACTACTCCCCAGCGCTTCTGCGACAGTGCATTGTGCAACTCTTGCTGCAGTGGTCTAGGGGAATAAGGGATCTGGATCTGCATGAGACAGTGTCTTCCTGGCCTATATAACGTGTAGAGTCGGGGCGCGCGGATTTTCGGGGGGTGGGGGTCGGCCCCCTGCCATTTTCTAGGGGAAACGGGCAGTATCCCCGTCACCTAACCCTTTATTTACTGGGGCATAACAGCATTCGGTCACAACCTGGTCACAAACCACCAGGCGGCATATCGATTTTCAAAAATCAAACCCAGCCGGCGTGCCTCGTGCGCGCGACCCCTGTCAATCTGCGTGTGATATATCGTAAATCACCCCTTACCCATTTGCTTCATGACGCTCTTCGGTTTCTTGTGAGTAAGCTTCACACTGCTATCGGTATGCTCTTCTCCACTGTGCAATGTACCATCAGGCATCTTGTGCGTCTTACCATTGTACAGCTTACCATCAGGTGTGTAGTGCTTCTTGTTCTTAGCCATTACATTCCCTCTGCCATTGAAGACATCACGGATCTTTTCTTGCCGATCATATTGCTTAGCCTTTTGCTAAACGCTGTGGCATCTGCTTCGTTCTCGAACTCAATGTAGTCGTTCATCTCGATAGCCATGTTGTAAGCTTCATCAGGGCTGAGCCTAGTAAGCTTTCCATCGATCATGCGTATCGTTGGGAATAGCTTGTTGTCCATCGACATTGTGCGAACTGTTTCCCTTGCTTCCGACATCGGTGTGCTTGGGTCTAGCGCTCTTCTAGCCCATCCAGGTAAACTAGCTGGATCCATTATCCCGCCTCTGCAGTGACGTTACCGTCTGACCAGGTCAGTGTGATCTGTCCAGCTTGTTGCTTGTCTTCTGCCTTGTCTCTGAGGCCCAGCGGCTGCATTTGTCTGATATGCTTGTCCATGTGATCTGCTTGCAGTCTTCTGCGTTGAACCTCTGCCATTGCAAGCTTCGGATCCGCTGGTAGTTCTGCATTAACCAGATCGAGTATTTGATCACGCATGACCTCACACTGCAAAGAACGTGCTGTGCGATACTTTGTGTATGCATCTTCATCGTCTTTGACATGACGCAACACTGTACGCCATGAAGGAAGATCCTTTGTGTTATCGCATATGCGTGTGAGGCTTTCCCCTTCAGCGATACGATCACAAATGATATCCATCTGTTCTTGTGTTACTTTTGTTGGCATGTGTTGATTGCTCCCAGCCCAGCACTCTGGTCAGGCAAGTTTTGTATGGAACGTGTTAGATGTTAGGCTGAGAGCCGTTGTTTTGCCAGGTGACCTGGGATGATCGAAATAGCGACAAGTCGAATGCGCCACCTGGCGAGAGGTAATAAAACAAAATCTGTCCTATTATATCATATCCCCTACCACATTTCGTGCATTCATACAAGCACTAGTATTATTTTATCATGCCGCTTGACGGTATCCGTCTACAGCCATATCGTTATGCAAAGGAGATAGCGACATGAATTTCACAAAAGAAGAATACCAGGTCATCATGAATAGCCTTACTGTGGTTATGGAAACGCACGATCAAATGATTGATTGTTCAACTACCGATGAAGAAGAAAGACAGATTTGCTTAAATCTTTTAGCTTTTGAAACGCACCTTTATGACAAACTGCTTGCGCACTACAAATGGCAATATCCTTTGGCAACAACAATTGAAATCGGCGCAAGCGCAGATAAACATCCTAAATTTCTCTTTTAGAAATAATCAGCCAGGATATCATCTGATTGTGCCTGGATCTTGTACCAGCATCGGATCAATGCATCCTGGTATTTTCTCTTGATAACGCGACCATCACTGTAGCCTCTTATCTTTGCAAGCTTGTACCACTGCGGGCCACGTTCTCTGAATGCTGCGCTGTGTGCTACTGCCCAGACAATCTTGCGATCATCTTCGTCCATCATCTCAATACCCAGAGCGAGAGCCATCTCATAGCTATCGATCTGGGTTGGTGTTGCTTTCGGTAATCCTGGTTTGAAATCTCCGTAGCCGTATGCGCTCCATGATTGCACATAGTCTGGCCATGATGACATCTTTTGCTTTCGAATAGCAGCCGGTAGTTTTCGCTCTGTTTCTGCCGCTTCAAAAAAAATATCTGATAATTCGCTTACGTCTGGCTTATCCACAAATCAAATCCAAATCTTAGGCGTTAAGCTTAGCGATATACTTAGCGCTAATCCTTGAAAGCTATATGGTAAGCTTTCAAGATTAGCTTTGTTTTTTGATCTGCAATTCTTAGCGCAAAGCTTAGCGCTAAGCTTAGCATGTCGCGACTTCGTCGATTTTAATAAGGTGATTTGAATCATGTCAATCCACTAAATTTATCCACAGTCCGTCCATGTCCGTCATTGCTTTTCATCGCCGTCTACTGCCGATTTTTTTTGTCGCCAGTACACCATCGCAAGTACATGCTGAGCCACGCGGTTGAAATTCTCGTCATCCATCTTGCCTATGATCCGGATGCACTCATCTGCCTCGAACTCGTCTTTATCGACGTACAACTGCCGCTGCATGTGAACGCCGTACAATCTCCGATCAGGCAGTTTGCGTTTCTTCATACGCCTCGTCCAACATCTCATGGGAAAGATTAGCGACCTCAGTCATCTGTTCCTCATAGACGTTCATGAACTTGTCTAACAACTCTGTCGCTTGCAGATACTCATGCGTGTTCAGCGTGTCCCTGGCATCATACTGGAATTCATTCCGATGCTTGCGCAGCGCAACGATAACGACCTTTGTCTCTTCACTTGTTAGCTTCATTTCATGTTCACCCCGTGTTTTTTGATTAATCTTGCGTTAATTCTGTCCTTTAACCTGTTGCAATCTTTGAATATTGCAGCATCCGTACTGTCATACTCATCATGATATTCGTGATATTGCTGTACAAATTGGCCGCTGTAATCGCTAAGCGCGTACCACAACAGCTGTAGATCTGTTTTCTTAAACTCCATTGCTATTTAAACTCCCAGTGGATTGCATTCATCACACCGCTCGTTCTCTGCGACAGGCTCGTATGCCTGGTATTCACCGGACACACGAACCATACGCACCACCTCAATCCATCCGCTGCCGTCACAAGACTCACATCTTTCGACAATCTCTTTTTCTATCTTGGCAACCGCTCTCGCCAGTTCCCGCAATTCGTCGGCCATCCCCTCATGGATCGGGCCGCTGAATAACTGCTTGTCATGCTCTACCGGACGCAGCGAAAACCATGCACCCGCTTCTGGGCTGTACGATACAGTCCACAGCATGTGTTCGATCTCGACCTCAGTCTTCGTCATCTGGTTCCTCACTCAGTATTGCATCAAGCAACAAATCTATTTTTCCGGTGCCGCCGCATATATCGCAGACGAAAATTGCCAGTGTCGGATCCGTTACAAAATTTGCGTAGACCCACTGTTCCCTCTCGCCAAATCCCCTGCACCGTGGGCAGTTGACGAGTTGCTCCGTCATGACGCTAATCGCAGCCTGACAAGCGGTTTTAGAAATGCCTCGACATCGTCATCAGACATCATACGTTGCCTTTATTGTCTGCCCGATACGCATCGCTATCTGTGGCACTATGGCGTTTCCTAATCCTTTAAGTCTGTCCACCCGATTGGGTATCCCATTAGCCACTCGACCCACTGAGGGTTCAGGGAGCCAGTTTTGCCCATCTGGGCGTTTACTGCGTCTGGTAGACTGTTTGTCTCGTTGCGCCCTGCTTTTGCTAATGTCTCTGGCGTTCTGCCGCCCTTGTAGTCCCGCGCTGTTGCTGTGGGCCACCAACCGCTCCCCTTCTTCAGCATGTCGGGAGACATTTGGTTCGCTTTCGCCGTTGGCGTATGCAACAATCCAAACTCTGTCTCGTCTGTGAGGTGCGTCTGCGGCACAAGCTGGAACAATGAACGGCCTTGCGGCGTAGCCTTCCCCTTCCAAGTCAGATAGCACCTCGTCGAGGCCCATAGAGACATGCCCATAAACATTCTCGAAAACGCAC